TAATAATATTTTTATTAATATTTATTCTATTAAGTTTTTAATAAAAATGTTAATAAATAGTAAATAGTAAATAGTAAATAGTAATTATAAATAAAATAAAAAGATAAAAAATGCCACGCTCTAGTTCTTCATCATCATCTTTAAAAAAATGCCCTCCTAATAAATTTGGATTTTTATCTGGTTGTGTTTCATGGGATACATCTCTTACTTGTATTCTATTAGGAGCACTTATATTAATTTGTGTTCTACTCTTAAATACACAACAATTACCTTATGGTGTTAAACGAGGTGATATTGTTGAATCAAAACGTAATCTTGCTAAACAACATGCATTAACGATTAATGGTAGTGAGCCAAATCTTTTACGTAGTTTAAAATCAATTGAACGTAGTCGTAATAGTAATAGTAATAGTAATAATAATATTGTTTCTAGAGTAAATGAATTATTTGAAAGTAATGATGAAGATAGAAGCCCTCACGAAGGAACAGGTACTCCTACATCTGAAAGAATTAAATATGACATAAATGTTAATATACGTGATTCTAATCCTGAAAGACCTAATCCTAATCAACTTTCTTATTTACAATATGAAGCCAATAAAGCATCTGAAAGAATTATAAATCCATTATTACCTCCCGAGCGTTCTTATACAAATACATATGGAACACCCATTAATATACCATCACGTGGTCCATCTCAATCGTATCAACAAGTAGGTATTCTTTACAAAGAAACAATTGCTAATACCGAACAACAACCTGGTAATAATAACGAAACTAGCATTTTACCTTTATTTGGAAGACCCACCTTTAACGGTTCTAGAAAATGGAACTATTATACATCAAGTGATAAATTTCATAACTTTAAAATACCTATTACTAAAGATGGTCGTAAATGTAATGATGATTTAGGTTGTGATGAAATTATGAATGGTGATATGATTGATATCCCTTCATATAATGGTAAATTTAAAGTTGATATCTATTCATACGATAGACCAAGTTATATACCTTATGTTTATTAAAAATATAAATTATTTTACTTATTTTTTTATTTTTATTTATTTTAGTGAGTTTTATTTAATTTTATTTAATATTTAAAAACCAAAACTACTTATTTTTACATAACCATCTCTATCAATAGTTTTTTGATGCTAAATAATCCATAATTGTTTGATGACGATTATAATTGTCTTTACTTTGTAATAATAATGATAATAGAGCAATCATTTTATCAACATCTTCGTGATATTCATTTTTATTTGTAGCAATAATATATACTATTAAATTATACATTTCGTCTAATAAATTAATTGTATAAGAAGGAAAGCGTGCACTTGTCCCCTCTATAGTAAGGTTAATTTTTTTTTTAAATTTACCATGAGCATTAAAGTTGGAAACAATACTAAACTTTTTAATTTTTTCATTACGACTATTATTAGATATAGGTAGTTCCCCTGTTATTGGATTTAGAGTCATATTTGTTTGTAAATTTTTTATTACCTGATTTTTTTTACTTCCATCACTAAATTTTTTACTGATCCAATCTTTTTTAGAAACATCATTATGTAATTTTTTTATAATTCCAATAACAGTATCAATTATATCTGTTAATTTAAAATATTCACTATGTGCGGCTTTTTCTTTTCTTGTGTCTTTACTTGGAGCACTCCAACTAGATGTTTTGGGTCCTGATTGTTTAATTTGATCTTCTATAAAACTTCTAGGGTAAACTACTTCAATTGTATTTGTATCTACTTCGTGTTTTTCTTGTTTTGAGTTGGCTGTTGCTGATGCTGAAGCTGATGTGTTTGTTGATGCTGCTGATGCTGGGTGTGATGGTAGTTCTAGTGATACTGGTCCTGGTCCTGGTCCTGCTGGTCCTGCTGGTCCTGCTGGTCCTTCTGGTTCTGCTGGTACAAAATCATTTTTATTCCAATCACTACCACTATCACTATTATTCCTAACATCTGGTGGTGGTTGTGCACCACCTTTCATTTTTCTTACATAACGTGTCTTTTTATTTATACGTCTTTTTAAAGTTGTTTTAACTTTTATTTTTTTGTTATTTTTTGTTATTTTTTTATTTTTACGAGAAATTGCCATTTTAAAATTAAAAAAATAGTTGCTCTTTGAGACTTACTATATATAAAGAAATAAAATAAAATAAAATAAAATAAAATAAAATAAAATAAAATAAAATAAAATAAAATAAAATAAAATAAAATAAAATAAAATAATTAGTCTTCAATATCAGCAAGTTTTTTATAACATAATCCCATATTATATTGAGAATTCATATGATTTTGTTTTGCTGGTAATAAATACCATTGTTGTGCTTTTTCTAATTTATTTTGGTTTTCATAAATCATACCTATATTATAATATGCTTCAACTAAACCATTGTGTGCTGCTTTTTTATACCATTTTAATGCTTTATCTTTATTGATAGAGCATTTACATTGAATACCAAAATTGTAAAATGATGCTAATTCATATTGACCATATTTATGACCTAATTCTGCTGCTTTTTTACAATATTCAAATGCTTTAGTCTTATCTTTTTTTACACCATATCCAAAAATATAACATTCAGCAACTTCAAATAATGCGTCTTTGTGTCCTTTTTCTGCTGCTTTTTTATACCAATTAAAAGCTATTTCAGGTTTTTTAATGTCATATTTATAATATTCGGCTAATTGAAATTGACTTTCAGGATCACCCTTCAATATTGCTTTTTCTATTAAATCTTTAACTTCTTCACTAGATAAATTCATTTTTAATACAAATAAAACTAAAAACTGTTTTAAAATTAAATACTTTAATATTTAAATAGTTTAAAATTTAAATAGTTTAAATGTGTATTTTTTATAATTTATTATTTTATAATTATTATTCTAATTATTAATATTTATTTTTCAATTTTTTATAAAATTAAAAAAAAATAGCAAATAAATACTAAATAAATACTAAATAAATGATTAATCAATATTTACAATTCCTTTTGATAAATAATACCATGTTGATACAAATTCATTAATTGCATCATATGATATACCTTTTTCATTATATAAAAAATCTTTTTCTTTTTTATAGAAACAACTAAGTGCTTTTTGTGCTAAAGAATACTTTAAATATGCTGCTTCTTCTAAATAATTAAAAGAATTTTCTAATTGTTTTAATCTATAGTATAAAATACCAATATTGTAATTATATTTTATATATTTTTTATTCTTATACATTAATGATTTATCATCTTTATATGTTTCTACTAAATTATTTAATTTATCTGTATACTTTGCTAATAGTATTTTATTATTATTTTCGTGAATAATTTGTATTTTATTTTTAAATTCTTCTATTGAAAATAGTTTAACTAATTTACTATTACTAATATTATGTGTATGTTTAATATACCATTTATATGCTTCTTCTAAATTTTGTTTAGTTCCTTTACCAAATATATAACAATCTATTACATTTCGTTGTGCTTCTTTATTACCATTTTCTCCCGCTATTTTAAACCATTTAAATGCTTCTTCTAAATTTTGTTTAGTTAAGATACCACATTTATACAAATTTCCTAAATTATATTGAGCAAGAGGATAATTATTTTCTGCTGATTTTTTAAATAATTCAAATGCTTTTTCTAAATTTATTTCAGTTCCTTCACCCAAATTATAACACAATGCTAAATTATATTGACCAATATTATAATTTGCGTCTGCTGATAGTTTATACAATTCAAATGCTTTATTCATATTTAGTTCTACCCCTATTCCATTGTAATAACAATCTCCTAACTTAAAATAAGCACGAGGGGAACCATTTTCGGTTGCTTTAGTATAATATTCTATTGCTTTATCTATATTTGTTTCTACACCGTATCCATGTTCATAACATTCACCTACGCTACATTGACTCATTCTACTACATCGAGTATTACTTTCTGTTGATTTTATAAATAATTCAAATGCTTTTTCTAAATTTTTTTTAGTTCCTTTTCCATATTCATAACATAATGCTAAATTATACAAACTATTATTAAATCCACTATTAACTAAACTTGTATAAATTTCAAATGATTTATCTAAATTTTTTTCAGTTCCTTTACCTATATCATAACAGATTGCTAAATTATGAAGACTTTCATTATTACCATTATCTGCTGATTTTTTATACAATTTAAATGCTTCTTCTAAATTTATTTCAGTTCCTTTTCCATATTCATAAAAATTTGCTAAATTATGAAGACTTTTATTATCACCATTCTCTGCTGATTTTTTATACCATTTAAATGCTTCTTCTAAATTTATATCAGTTCCTTTACCAAATTCATAAAAACTTCCTAGTTTTTTTTGAGCAATATTATAATCATTTTCTGCTGATTTTTTATACCATTTAAATGCTTCTTCTAAATTTTTTTCAGTTCCTTTACCAAATTCATAAAAAATTCCTAAATTATTTTGAGCCATATTATAATCATTTTCTGCTGATTTTTTATACCATTTAAATGCTTCTTCTAAATTTTTTTCAGTTCCTTTACCAAATTCATAAAAATAGGCTAAATAATTTTGAGATATATTATAATCATTTTCTGCTGATTTTTTATACCATTTAAATGCTTCTTCTAAATTTATTTCAGTTCCTTTACCAAATTCATAACATGTTCCTAAATTCTTTTGAGATATGATATTACTATTTTCTGCTCCTTTTTTATAAAATTTAAATGCTTCTTCTAAATTTACTTCAGTTCCTTTTCCATATTCATAACAAGTTCCTAAATTTACATATGCTTCATAGTAACCATTATTTATTGATTTTTTATACCATTTAAATGCTTTTTCTAAATTTATTTCAGTTTCTTTACCAAGTTCATAACACAATGCTAAATTATTTTGAGAAATATTAAAACCATTATGTGCTGATTTTTTACACCATTTAAATGCTTCTTCTAAATTTGTTTCAGTTCCTATACCAAATTCATAAGACAACGATAAATTATATTGACCAATATTATAATTGTTTTCTGCTGATTTTTTATACCATCTAAATGCTTCTTCTAAATTTATTTTAGTTCCTTTACCAAATTCATACAACTTTCCTAAATTATTTTGAGATATATTATAATCATTTTCTGCTGATTTTTTATACCATCTAAATGCTTCTTCTAAATTTATTTCAGTTCCTTTACCAAATTCGTAAGACAATGCTAAACTATATTGACCAATATTATAATTGTTTTCTGCTGATTTTTTATACCATTTAAATGCTTCTTCTAAATTTATTTCAGTTCCTTCACCAATTTCATAACAATATCCTAAATTTTTTTGAGCCATATTAAAACCATTATTTGCTGATTTTTTATACCATTTAACTGCTTCTTCTAAATTTTTTTCAGTTCCTTTACCAAATTCATAACAATATCCTAAACTATTTTGAGATTCACTATGATTTCGATTTGCAGATAAATTATAATAATACAATGCTTCTATTATATCTTGTTGTGTTCCGCATCCATTTTCATAACATTGTGCTAAATTAAATATATCTTTTACATCTGCTTTTTTTATACCTTTTTTATTTATGTTTTTTTTATAGTTTGAAAATATTTCTTCATCACTATTTGTAGTCATATTTAACTAACTTACAAATATAAAAATTAGTATTAGTTATAAAGGTTTAATAATATACATATTTAATAATAATTTATTTCAATTTTTTATTTATTTTATCTATAACTATATATAATTATATATAATACTATATAGTTTATTATACTATATAAAAAATTGATATTTTATAGTTAATATATAATAAATATTAAAGTATATAAAATATAAATAATATTATTTAATAATTTTTATTATATAAAAATAGATATTTATATCTATATATTATAAAAGAGTATAAAACATTTTATATATTATAATTTATATACTATAATTTATATACTTAAACAGATTAAGGATGATACACTTAAATCAAAAAAATGGTGAAAAAGATAAAATATTAGAACTTATCAATAGTTCTATTAGTAAATCAGATTATGAATTAGAATGTTTATTTTATGATAATGTAATCAATAATAATAGTCCTAGAATTAATAATGATAATTTTATGTCATTACTAAAACGTTATAAAAATAATCCTAATTATATCTCTAATACAACTGAAAGATTAACTATACAATTACCTCGTGATAATGAAAAATTCAATAATATACGTATTTTAATAAAAGGCTCTGGAGCAATTAAAAACTATTGTAATAATGAAAACCTTAGTTTAATACGTAATAGTATTGATTTTGAATACAAAACTTCACCTAAAGGTTTAAATCGTGTGGCTATACCTAATTATAATTTAAAATTTAATTTAAAAGAGGAACATAATTTTAATAATGATGAAGCACGTATTAATGAACTTTTACGAGAAATTAATGATATACCTAAAACATATAGATATAAAAAAATATTTTCATTTAAAAAGAAAACGAATGATTTTCAAATTGATATTAGTATTGTAAAAAATAGCACATTGCTAGATAATCATTTCTTAACAGTCAAAGAAATCATTGAACAAAATAAACAAAGAGATGTTGAAAAACCAAAAGATAGTAAATTGACTTTTATAACTTGGTGGAATTCTGTAAAAGATAAACCTACTGAATTAGTTAAACTAAAAAATTCAATGAATTATTTTAAAACGATAAAAGAAAGTAATGTATTTCATGAATTACCTCATTATGAAGTTGAAGTAGAATATATAAAAAATAAACACCATACTAATCCTACATTTAAAAATATGACTGAACGTAAAGATTATGTTCAAACTGAATTTGTAAATTTCTTTAAAGAAATTGGAACTATTTTACAATGTCTTCAAAATTCATTCTATATTTTAAGTAATGATGAATTATTAACTGTTAAACACCAATTTTTAAAAGTTGTTGAAAATAGTATTGATGAGAAAATGCTTGAACACAATTTTAAAGCACAACAAAAAGTGAGTAAAAGTAAAACTAAACCTAAATCATCTTTACCTAAACAAAAAGGGGGATATAGTGTAAGTGGTGTAAGTGGTGTAAGTGGTGTAAGTGGTGTAAGTGGTGTAAGTGATGGTAGTGGTGATGGAAGTAGTGTTGATATGTATTCTTTAAATGAAGATAATGATATTAATTTTGAAGAAAAGATAAATGATAAAACCATTATGGCTGGAGGAACACAAATTGTTTCAGGACACCATACTATTGATGATGAAGATAATTCTAATATTACAAACTATAATGATGATATGAATGGTGGAGATACTAGTGTTATGAACGGTGGAAGGAAAAGTGTAAGCGGATGTGATGGTGATGATAATGAAGGTAATGTTGATAATAATGACGATGATGATAACAATGAAGATAATGGTGATGAAGATATGAACCAAATTGGAGGTGCTAAAAAACTTGCCGAATTGAAATATAAAATTATATCTAATTTAAAATATAATATTTTCTTTGGACCTCTCATTGTTGATTTATTACATACAAATGCTGACCATATTCCCCCTTCAGCAATTCCTGACCCAAGAATAAATACTAATATACATATTAATTATTTAGTCACTGACAAAACAGATGGTGACCGTAATTTATTATTCTTTAACGAACAAGGTAAAGCCTATGGTATAAGCCGTGAGACTACATCACAAATTAAATATTTTGGTGTTACCATACCAGCACTCGCCAATACTATTTTAGATGGTGAATATATTAGTCGCTCTTATGAAAATAAACTATTAAATCATTTTTACATATTCGATTCTTATATTTACAAAGGAGAAAATTTTATAATTAAACCATTCTTATTTAGTAAGAAAGGAGGAACTAATGGTAGATATGATACTATATTAAATAGTATTAAAACATTTACTGAAAGCACTAATATTACACAATTAAATAGTAAATTACCATTCTTATTATTTAAAAAAGAATATATGCTTTCTGATACACCAGAAAGATATGAACGTGCTATGCTTAAAGGCAAACCATCACTTATGAATGAAAATTGTAAAAACATACTTAATAAAATGAATATTAAATATGGTGGCTTATTAGATGTCGGGCATCTTTTTCCTTATAAAACAGATGGGCTTGTTTTTCATCCTAATAATTTAGCAGTATTTCAAACAACGATGGATAGTTATATTTCAAATCCATTTGTTTCAAAAGGTAAAAGATGGAATAATAATTATAAATGGAAAGCACAAGACCATCTTACAATTGATTTTAAAATTAAGATTATTAAAGATATAGAAACAAATAAACCAGCCTATTCTTATTTTGGTGAAAGTAAATATGTTAAAATAAATTTATTAACATCTATTTATCATACACCTAATAGTAGAAAAGACCATAATAGATTAAATTTCTATCTTATTAATTCTGGTAAAAAATTATCTAATTTACCAAGTGAAATGAAATTTTTATCAACAACGCCTTTTATTGGTTCTTATGATAATGAAGGTATTGAAACAAACCAAATGGGAGAAGCCTATTTTAAAGTTGATGGTAATGATAATATTATTTGTAGTGATGGAAGTATTATTACAGATAATGTTATTTGTGAATGTTCTTATAATTTAAGTAAGGATATTGATTATAGATGGGTGCCTATACGTATTAGAACAGATAAAGATAAACCTAATGCTTATCTTACAGCAAATGCCGCCTGGATGTTAATTAATAATCCTATTACTAAACATAAATTAATTAGTAATGATAGTGGTATTGAAAGTGGTGGTCGTGGTCGTATTAGTGGTAGTCGTGATATAAAAGAAACGAGTGCTCTCATTGAAAAAGAATTAAAAACAAAAGATTATTATAGTGCTCTTGATAAAACTAATTTATCTGCGGGACCTTTAAATAAATTTAATAATTTTGTAAAACGCTATTTAATTAATAGAGCATTAACAGGTTATACTAAACCAAATGTTATTGATTTAGCAGTGGGTGAATTTGGTGATTTAGATAAATACATTAAAAATGATGTAAATCATGTATTAGGTATTGATATTAATGAACATAATCTTAATAATTCAGAGAAAGGTGCAGCAACACGTATTATGGAACAGACTTTATTACATAATAATTCTCAATATTCTAGATTTGCTGATAAAGTTATTCTTATTAATGGAACAGGAACTAAAAATATTGCCAATGGTGATTGTGTATTTGACAATCTTAATAAATATTATTTAGATGTTTTATATGGTAGAGCAAAAGGCAATACTACTAAATTACGTAAAATGGAAGGTGTTGGATTAGATGGTTATGATTTAATTACCTGTATGTATGCTATTCACTATATGATGAATGATGAAACATCATTAGATAATTTTCTTAGAAATGTTAGTGAAAATTTACTCGACCAAGGTTATTTTATTGGCACTTGTTTAGATGGTATGGAAATATTAAATAAAATAGGTAATCGTAGTGAAATTAAAGGTGAAGTTAATGGTAAAAATGTATTTTATATTAAAAAACTCAGTGATGACGATGATGATTATAAAACAATTACTGTTGGAAATAAAATTGAAGTTTTCTTTGAAACATTTGCTACTCCTTTTACTGAAAATTTAGTAAGCATCTCTTATTTAGAAGAAAAAGCAAAACAACATAATCTTAAATTGATAGAATTTAGAGGATTTTTAGATGAACCTGGTAATATGCTTTCAAAATTTGCTACCGATGGTAATAAAATTGCAATGGAAAATGCTAAAAAAATAAAAGAAGAGGACGCACTTATGACTTGGGCTAAATTCAATAGTTATTTCATCTTTCAAAAAGTAAGAAGTGATGAAGAGTTGTGATATGAAGAGTTGAAGAGTTGTGAGATTATTAGGTCATATTAATTCATAGTTTTTACTTATTTTTTTTAATATTTATTTTTAATATTTGTTAATAATATATAATATATATGTAGTATTAAATTATAAATATGAATATGAATAATCAAAAATTACAAGAACTTATAAAAACAGAACAAAGACAAATATTAAATTATTTAACAAATGTTAATGTAACAGGCTTAAACACTTATAAGCAAAATTCACAAACAAATACAAGAATATATGATGTAAATGCTGAGCGTAAAACAATTTGGAATTTAGATACATATACACAAAAATATTTAGAGTTTTTACAATTTATGAATACAGAATTTACAACTATATATGAAAAATATAAAACAAATTCTGGAGATATATTTACATCGCATTTATTTGATAATAGTGAAGGTAATGCTAAAATATTAGAAGACTATAAAGAAATATATAAAGCAAATTTTAAAAAAGAACCTAAATTTAATAAAGTTGATAATTATAAAAATAACAAAGAAGAATATTATCCTCATTTTGAAACTGATATTATGTCAAAAACAAGAAAATTACAATATGAGAAAGTTGAAAAAGAAATAGGTATTACAGTTCCAATACAAGAACAAACTGAAGTTCAATTTTTAGATACAATTGTTAAAAGAATTGAAGGATTATTAGAATGTTCTATTAAAGATACTAAAAATACTAAAAATAATAAAAATAATAAAAATACTGATAATGTTTTTTATTTTAAAACTGAATTAATAAATGAAATTAATTTATTAATGACTTTATTAGGATTAGAAGATGAAGGTAAAGTAAATAATACTAATAATGTAGACTTATTTAGAACTAAAATTGATAAAATTAAAGAGAAAATAAAAACAATTACTAATGAAAATGCTAAATCTATTGTAAAAGAACATTGTAAATCTATATTTTGGGGAGTGAATGATTCTAAATATAATAAAGATATTGAAAATGAAGATAAAAAAAAAGTCCAAGTTCAAGAGTTTAAAAATTTTATTGAAAGTAATCCTATCGAATTAAAATTTTTAAAAACATTTATGATTGAATGTTTTGAAAAAAATAAAAAAACTAATGAATATGAAATTAATTGGGATATAGTTAAATATAAAATGGGTGATAGAACTTATCGTCAAATGTGTTTTGGATATACACCTGATATAAAAATATATGAACAATTTAAAAGTTTTTTTGAAGTATTAATTTCTAATGAAATATATTTAGAAACTTATGATAAAACATGTAGTTATTTAATAATTTGGTCTATATTTATGAACTTTTATTTTAGTAAATGTGCAATTACTAATACAGATATTGAGTTTCCTATTAGATTTAAATTACCAATAGGTGATAG